AGTAACAGTTATAGGTATATTGATGGGGATATTCATGGCCTTATCTCCAATAATAACAGCTATTACGGCGTTAGCCGGGACTTTAAGTATTGGTATAGGAGCAATAGCTTATCCAGTCTTAATAGTAATAGGAGTTATAACTGCTTTAATAGCAATAGGTGTAGCTTTATATAAAAACTGGGATGAGATAAAGACAAAGTGCTCTGAAATATGGACATCAATAAAAGATTTCTTTTCTAACATTGTAGATAGAATCAAAACTTCTGTAGTAGAAAAGTTTAATAACATTAAAGAATCTATTTCGAATAAAATGCACGAAGTTAAAACTTCTATTTCTGATATATGGAATAAAGTGATGGACTTTTTTAAAGATATAGATTTATTTGAAATAGGGGCAAATATTATACAAGGTCTTATCAATGGAGTAAAGAGTATGGCAAGCAGTATAGTTAATAGTGTAAAAGGTGTTGTAGATGGAGCTATTGAAGGAGCAAAGAATTTATTAGGAATACACTCACCATCTAGAGTATTTATGGAGTTTGGAGAATATACTGGTGAAGGCTTTATTAATGGCATTAATGAAATGAAAAATGCGGTTGCTAAGGCAGGGCAAGATATGGCAGATGCATCTATACCAAATATAAAGCAACCTAAATTTAAATCATTAGAAGGCAAGAGTGAAGAAGTTGGAGATATAATTTTATATGTAACCAATAATACTAATTTAGATAGTAAGTTAATAGCGACGAAAACTACCCCAAAAGTAATTAGGAATGTTACTAGAAGTACAACAAATTATAAAAGAGGTTTAGGAGGTGTACAGAATGGTTAAATACTTTATATTATTCAATGGCAGAACCAATTTAGATGTGAATTTAAAAGTAGAAAGCAGACCTTCTAAGCCTTCTCCCCAAAAAAGATATGAAGAAGTAGAAGCGCCAAAACGAGATGGACTGTTATATAGAGATAAAGGATATGGAGATATAGAAATTTCAATATCCTTTAATTTTATATCAAAAACACCAGATAAATGGGATAAAGATTTTAGAAGAATAAAAAAATGGCTATTAGAAAATAAGGATAATACATTAAAATTTAGTGATGATTTAGAGGTATTTTATAAAGTAAATAAAGTTACTATTGAAACTCCTGAAAGGATATTAAGAAGATGTGGTAAATTTAATGTCACATTTACTTGTGATCCATATACGTATTATACAAATGGTAAAGAGGAAGTAAGTTTAGGTACCAAAATATATAATTTTGATTTAATATCTAGACCAATTTACAGAATAGTTGGTGAAGGATTATTAACTTTAAATATTAATGGGAAAAGTATTAAAGCAAATGTAGGACAAGAATTAATAATAGATACTGATAAGGGGTTATGTTATAGAGATGGCATAATAAATAATGTTGCTTTAAAAGGAAATTATCAGGATATGTATCTATTAGAAGGAGAGAATACATTTAGTTGGAATAATGATTTCGATATTTATATAATACCGAATTGGAGGTGTTTATAGTGATTGAAATATATCTTAAAACTAATACAAATTTTGAAATGAATGGGAATATTACATTAACACCTATAAGTTGTACTTATAAAGCAAGTGAACATTTAGTTACTTTAGAACATCCAATAGATGATATTGGAAGATGGAAGTATATAGACTATGAAAATGTAATATCAGTTGAAGCTGGTGGAAAGAAAAAACTTTATAGAATTTTTAATGTAGTAAAGTCTTTGTATAGCATAACAGCTTATGCAAGGCCTTTATTTTTTGATTTAATAGATAATGTTTTGTTAGATGTTAGACCAACTCTAAAGAATGGAGAGGAAGCATTAAATATAATTCTAGAAGGTACTGGATTTACTGGTCATAGTAATATTTCTATTGTTAATACATCTTATTATGTAAGAAAAAACATAGTAGAAGCTATTTTAGGAAATGATGAAAATTCATTTTTAAATAGATGGGGTGGAGAGGTTCTTTTAGATAACTTTGATATTTATATTAATGATAAAATTGGTTCTGATAATGGAGTAAGAGTTGAATTAGGTTACAACTTAAATGAAATAGAAGAAGATATAAATATAGAAGAAGTTGCTACAAGAATAATTCCAACTGGTTATAATGGAATAATGCTTGATGGTAGTACTCCATGGATAGATAGTCCACTTATAAAGAAATATACAAAGCCTAAGATGAGAGTTATAAATTTTGATGACGTTAAGGTTAAAGAGTCTGAAGCAGATGAAGAGGGATTTAACACTATAGAGGAAGCAAGGCAAGAGTTAGTAAAGAGATGTAATAAACTTTATGAGGAAGGTATAGACAAGCCAAGTGTTAATTATAAAATAGATATGATTAATCTGGCCAATACCACAGCATATAAAGATTATATTAAGTTAGTAACTGTTAATGAAGGTGATACAGTAACGTGTTATATTCCAGGATTAGATATAGATGTTAAAGCAAGAGTTATAGATTATGAAAAAGACATTATGACAGGAGAATATATATCTTTAGAGTTAGGAAATGCTATTTCTAACTTTTTTAAAGAACAAGCAGATGTACAAAGTAAAATTAATAATATATTAAATTCTAATGGAACAGTAAAAGGAAATGAAATACAAGGATTTTTAGATGCTACTAAAGCTAAGTTGGTAGCACAAAAGGAAATAGGACAATTACAAGATGTAAGAGCGTTCATCTGGCAAGACCTAGATCCAAATTCTCCTTCATATGGTTGTATGATTGGAGGAAGTGCTGGAATACAAATTAGTCAACAAAGAACCCCAGACGGAAAGGATTGGGATTTTACTACTGCTATAACAGCAGAAGGACTAATAGCAGACAAGATTGTAGGAAGATTATTTTCTTCTAAAAATGGAATGACAAAAATATGGATGGAAACTGGCACATTTGAAAGTGAACTACCTGATGGTAGTAAAATAGTTATAAGTCCAGAGAAAGGATTTTATAATAAGTTTGGAGATAGTGAAAGGGAATATTATCATTTGAATTACTATGATTTAAGGAATATAGAAGTAAGCAATACTGGTACTTGGAGTTTAGATATTACTTTACCGAATGAATTTAAAGGTAAAAAGTTTATAGCAGATTGTAATTATAAGGAAATTCTTTCATCATATCCTTTAACTATATTCGGAAACCAAAGAATTTATCAAGAGGTGGATTATGAAAAAGGATTAATACGGTTAAGTGGTACTATAATTTCGCAAGCAATTGAATTTTATAATGTAGATAATAAAACTTATTTAATGTCATACAAAGGAAACAAGAAGATTACTGCTAAAATATCTATTAATGTAATAGCTTAGAGGGGGGTGATATACTATGAAATTTCTAAGAAAAATTAATTTAGAGATTAATAAAGATCTGTATAATCCAATACAGGTTAAACAAAATGATACAGCAAGGTACTTATTATTTAATTTGTTAGATAATGGAGTACCTTTTTCATTGGAAAATAAAACTGTAAGAGTATATGGACTTAAACCAGATGGAACAAAAGTATTTAATAACTTAACTATAATAAATGCTGCTAGAGGACTTGCAGAATTACAGCTCACTACACAAATGTTAGTTAAGCCAGGATGTCTAAAGCTAGAATTAGTTATATATGAGGCTACTGATATATTATCTACAACAAAATTTGATATAGATGTAATAGCTTCCTTAAGAGATGATGCGGCTATAGAAAGTACAAATGAATTTTCTGCTTTGACATTAGGCTTAAGCAAACTTGATGAGTGGGACAAGTATTTTAAAGAAACTAGTGGAGCAATAGAAGAAAAATACACAGAAAGATTAAGTGGACTTGCGACGTCCTTGGAAGAAAGTAAGATTAAAATAAGTAATAAAGTAGATAAAATACAAGGTAAAGGATTATCCACACATGATTATAACGATGAGGAACAGGCTAAAGTTTCCACTATACAAAACAAAGCTACAAAAGAAGAATTAGCGGTTGAAAGAGGAAGAATAAACAGCATAATTGCTTTACCTGATGGTTCAACCACAAATGATGCAAGATTAGAAGATATTAAAATAGGTACAGATGGAACCGAATATGATAGTCCCGGAAATGCTGTGAGAAAACAATTTGAAATTTTAGAAGAATCTTATAATAGCATTGTAAGCGAAATGAATTTGTTTAATTGTAATGACCTTAGAATTAAAAAAGATAAATTTTTCACTGCATCAGGAGTTATATCAGATGGACAAGGGTATAATATTTCTCATCCAATCGAGGTTAAAAAGGGGAAAATATATAAATGGTTATTTGATTCACAGTGGTTAGGTAGTAATACTTCTGTAGCGTGGAGTGATAAATTAAGTACAGGAATTACGAGTGTTGAAAAAATTATTCTTAACAATGGGTTTGCTATATTTACAGCTAATAAAAACGGATATATATTAATAAACTTAGGAAAAATATTAATGTCAAATTTTATAATGTGTGATATAAATTTGTATCCTAATAATGGAGTAGTCCCATCATTTTCAAAGAAGTTTAATAATAACATTGGATTAAATGATACACAAATTGGTCAAATAGCAAAAATATTTAGTAATCCACTATATGGGAAAAAACTTTGCTGTGAAGGTGATTCTATCATGTATGGAGCGGGCTATGTTGGAGGATTTGCTAAAATTATTGCAGACAGAAATAATATGACTTTACAGAATAACGCTATAAGTGGAGGAACTATTAAAAGTAACACATTCTATAGTGATGGTAAACCAAGGCATTATATAAGTACAAGCATGGAAAACCTTGATGAAGATGGGGATTATTATATATTTGATGGCTTTGTAAATGATGGATTTGATATAAGTAAAGATGGAGTAATATCGGACGGATATGACAGTGTACTTGACACAACTTTATTCTATCCTGCCTTTGAACAATGCTGTAAAACACTCGTTGAAAAATACAAAGGTAAAAAATATGGTTATGTATTTGTCCATAGACTTTGGAAGCATACGGATAGTTCAGTTAAAAATAGGATTAACAGTATGATAACTATACTTGAAAAATGGGGAATACCATATATAAATTTAATGAATGATATACCTTCTTTAAATCTTATTACAGATTTAAAAACAACTTATACAAAAGATAGTGATGGTTGGCATCCAAACGAAGAAGGTTATAAGAAATATTATTGTGATAAAATCGAAGCATGGATGAAAACTTTATAATTGCACAGTAGACCGAAAGGACGACATAACTAAATAAAAGATTTAAGAGAGATTAGAAGAAATTCTAGTCTCTTTTTTATACAAAAAATTAAAATTCAAAAGTGGGGTGCAAAATGAATGACATAACAGGTTTATTTAATACATTTGTATTTCCAGTAGCTTTATGTATAGTACTTATTTGGTTTCTTTATAAAAAGATATGGCCAAGAATAGAGCTTACTTTAGATAGAGTTACAAAAACCAATGAAGAGCTTTCAGAGAGTAATAGAATTTTATCTCAAAGTATGGATGAAAAAATGTCAGCTTTAAATAAGAAAGTTGATAAAATAATTGATTTAAGAGGAGAGATGTAAAAATGGAAAACTTATTAAACTTTATACCAGAACAATTATTAATTCTTATTGCTGCTACTTATGTATTAGGTGTATTTCTTAAAAAGCTAGAAAGTGTTAAGGACAAGTATATAACAATTATCCTTATGGTCTTTACTATAGCTTTTAGCATGGTCTTAAGCGGATTATCTGCTACAGCATTTTTACAAGGTATATTATGCTGGGGAGTTAGTGTAGGGATTAATCAAACTGCAAAACAATTAACTAAACAAGAGTAGTCAAATAGGCTACTCTTTTATTTTTAAATTTTAGGAGGAATGTAAAATGAATAGAATAGATTGTTACGTGGCGTATTTAAATAGAAAGAATGTAGAATTACCAGCACCTTGTAGTTCTTTAGAAAAAGAATTATACGATTTATGCACTAATAATAACATAGGAGTATCTTGGTATAATGGAACAGCAATTACAGGCAATAGCACAGAACCAACTACTTATGAAACAGGAATAGAATCAGCATTAATAAATGATAGATATATGAATACAGAAACAGGGAATGTATTTATCTGTACAGAAGGTGGAAATGCAAGTACAGCTAAATGGAAGTATGTACAGTCTCTTAAAGGTCCAGCAGGGCCAAAAGGTGAACCGGGTACACCTGGAGAGAAAGGGGAAAAGGGAGATCCAGGTCAGAAAGGTGCAGATGCCGTAATTAATAAATTAAATAAAGTAGATGCATTAACTGCTGATTCTGCAACTACACAGCAAATAGCAACTGCATTTAATAATTTAATTGCAGATCTAAAAGCAAAAGGGTATATGAATCAAGGGTAGTCAAATAGGCTACTCTTTTACTTTACCTATTATAAGGAGGAAAAAGATGCTTACAATAAATAAAGAATTTTTGAAGTCACATAAGTGTTATAAAGGAAAAAATAATCCTAAATATATAGTTAATCATGAAACAGATAACTATAGTGAAGGAGCAGGAGCAAGAAATCATGCTAAAGCTCAATTTAATGGGAATTTAGGAGATGCTTCTGTTCATTTTTATGTAGATGAGAAAGAAATCTATCAATGTTTAGAGTTAAGTGATGGTCCATGGTCAGTAGGAGATGCGAATTATGGAGTAATTACAAATTGGAATAATATTAGCATAGAAATATGTGTTAATCCTGATTCTGATTATAATACAGCTAGAAAGAATGCAGCTGAATTAAATAAGTATCTATTAGAACAATATGGATGGGGAATGGACAGGGTAAAAAGGCATTATGATGCTACTTATAAGACATGCCCTAGAAAGATGATTCAAAATCCTAACCTATGGAAAGAATTTGTTCAATGGATATCTACTGGTGATACTTCTATAGAAGTAGATCACAACAAACCTATTTATGTTGCAACTATAGAACAATCTAAAAACTTTATAGGAAATAGAGCAAAGGAAGTACAAGCCAAACTTATAAGCTTAGGATATGACCTAGGAAGCTGGGGGGCTAATGGTATATGGGGAGAGTATAGTTATAATGCTCTACTTAAATTCCAAAAAGATAATGGATTAAATCCAGATGGATATTGTGGTCCTGCAACAACAGCCAAGCTAAATGAATTATATGAAAATAAGGGGGTATCAAGATTGTTAAAGGTAATGAAGAATAAGGTTGTTAAATTAGGTAGTGAAGGAAATCACGTTAAAATGCTTCAAGCTAGCTTAACAATGCTAGGTTACAATGTAAATGGAATAGATGGTCATTGTGGTAATGGATGTGTAGCTGCTATCAAAGCATATCAAAGAGATAATGGATTAAATGTGGATGGTTCTTGTGGCCCAGCAACTTGGACTAGTATTTTAACTAAATAATTGGTTATAATATATAATAGTTCTGTACTATACTTATAATAGAAAGCCAGTAGACAGGGATAAAACCTTGTTTGCTGGCTTTTTTTATTTTTCAATAAATTCTATCTTAAGTTCATATCCTAATATTTCAGCAAAACTTTTCAATTCAGAAATACGAAAGTCATTTCTTTTAAATTTAGCACTTAGATTTGGTTGGCTTGTATTTAGTAGAGAAGACAACTCAGTCATAGTAATATCTTTTTCTAACATCATCATTTTAATCTTTTTAGAAATATCCATTGAATCACCTCAATACAATAATACATTTTAAAATTATAAAAGTAAATATAAAATTATAAAATATAAAAATAGAATTATAATTAATGTTGACATTATAACTTTAGAGTTATAATATATAAATATAAAGTTATAAGGAGGTATTGAAAGTGAACAGAGAACAACTAGAAAATATATATTTATCAAATGGGCTTCAAGATTTTATGTTAAGAAATACAGAAGATATTTTAAAGTGCCATGGATATGATTGCTTGAAGTTACCAGGATATGAAACTTTAGATAATGAGAATAGAGAAATTTTCAAAAAGTTCATAGTAAAAATATTTAATGCTTTTGGGTTAGAAAATAGGGCGACTCTAATTCCAAAAGGAATATACGTTGTTGAAGATGATAAAAACAATTATTTAAGGTTTGAATATAGTTATTTGAAGTCAAATGAATGGCTGCATGTAATTAATAACGGAGAAGAATGGTATTAAAATAAAAAAGCAGCACTCCAAAGAGTACCACTTACTGCAAATAAAATTATACCCTTTGGAGTGTTAAAAAACAAGGGGGATAAAAATGGAGAATTATAAAAACTGTAATGAGGAAGTAAGTATTAAGCTAGTAGGTAAATTGACTTTATTGTTAGAAAACTTGCAAAATGATTTGCCACTTCAGATTGAAACAAAAAAACTTATCGATAGCACTTTATATGATTATGAGGTAACTACAAAATGTAAAAGTTTATCTACAAGCGATATAAAGGAAAAAGCAAGGTTATATATAGCTTGTAAAAAGCTTGAAGGACTTAGCGATAAAACATTAAGAAACTATATCGGATTTCTAAGTTGGTTAGACAAATATTTTAATAAACCATGCAGCACTATTACAACGATGGATCTAAGAATATTTTTAGATTATATAGCAAAGGGGAAAATGGCTAGTACAGTTAATGGTTATATAACATATCTGAAGAACTTCTTTACCTGGTTACAGGATGAAGAATACATAATATCAAATCCAGCACGAAAGCTAAAATCTACTAAAGTCCCAAAGATTATTAAAGAGGCCTATAAGTCAGAATCGTTAGAGAGAATGAGGGATGCATGCATAACTATAAGGGACAAGGCTCTATTTGAAGTTTTAGAAAGTACAGCGTGTAGAATATCAGAGATATCCACAATAAAGTTAGATAAGATAAATTGGAGTGAAAAGTCTATAACTGTATACGGAAAAGGTAGCAAAGAAAGAATAGTATACTTTAGTACCAGAGCTAAAATATATATGTTAAAGTATCTAGAAACTAGAGGTATAGAAAGTCCGTATTTATTTGTAGCAAGTAAAAAACCATATGCGAACCTTGGCCCAAGATCTATTCAAAGAACACTTAAAGAGATAAAGGAAAGAAGTGGAGTTGATGAAAAGGTACATGCACATAAGTTTAGAAGAACTCAAGCCACACACCTTTTAAACAGTGGTATGTCGCTTCAAGGAGTGCAAAAGTTCCTAGGACATGAATCTCCAGAAACAACACAAAGATATGCGCAGATTTCTCAAGAGAATCTTAAGAACGAATATAAAAGATTAGTTAGTTAGGTAGTACAAGCAGT